CCTCATCTTCAGGAGTTAAACCTGGGACCCTTGGTCGCTTAGCGGCCTTGGAGGAACCAGCAGGTAAGGTGCGAGTGGTTGCTATGGTGGATATCATGACACAATGGCTCTTACATCCTCTTCACGAGGCTTTGTTTGAGTTGTTGCGAATGATTCCAACAGATGGGACTCACGACCAGTTAAAGCCAATTCATCGTCTCTTAAGAAGAAGACCTTTGGGTCCATTCTATAGTTTCGATTTGTCGGCGGCGACTGATCGGATTCCACTGTCTCTTCAAAAAGCCTTACTCTCTCCAATTCTAACAAGTTGGGGAGCCGAGGCCTGGGGATGCCTCTTAGTTGGTCGACCTTATGTCATTTGTCACAAAGACGCGGGTCTCCATCCTGACGTTAGTCGGGAAGCTCAGGGTCAGACCCTGAGTGGAGATCTGTGGTCAGTAACTTATGGCGCGGGCCAGCCAATGGGAGCATACTCTAGTTGGGCCATGTTGGCATTCGTGCATCATGCAATCGTCCAGTGGGCCGCACTTCGTGCAGGTGTTGTTTCACCTGGAAGTGGTTACTGGTTCCAAGATTACGCCGTACTAGGTGACGACGTGGTCATAGGAAATACCAAGGTAGCAACAGAGTATCAGTACCTAATGGAAGCAATTGATGTTCCTATTGGGGACCATAAGTCTGTGTATTCGCCCCGTGGACTGGCATTGGAGTTTGCGAAGCGTTACTTCCTTTACGGGAAGGATGCTTCGTCGGCTCCAATAGCTGAGTACTGGGCAGCTAAGGGAAATCTCCCGGCAGCCGCTCAGCTTAGCTGTAAGTACCAGCTTACCCTTGCACAGTTCTTAACTGTCATGGGCTACGGGTTCCGGAGTAAAGGCTCCGTTACGGGACGCTTAGTCAGCCTCCCGCAACGGCTCCGAAATTATGTTGTTACGTACTATAGTCCCGCTGGCTTTGGTTTCAAGTCCTTACAAGACTTCTTCACCCTCCGGGGTGTAGGAAGTAACTATAAGGTTACTGATGCCAAAG